GACCGTGAGCGTGGTCACGCTGTTGGTGTGCGCCGCAGTGCTCAGGGTGTACGCCTGATTGTTGACCTCGCCGAAGCCGAGCGGCGACGCGCCTGTGTGCGAGTCCAGCGAGGTTGGGAAGTTCGTTGGCATCTGTTATCGACTCCCTAGCCCGACGCCGCGCCGCAGGCCGCTGCCCACAACGCTGATGACCTGTTCCTCGAAATCGGCCAGTCCGTAGACCGGCCCGTTGAAGACCACGGTGACCCCGCCGTTGCTCGTGCCCATGCGCGGCACGCTCGGCAGGATCACGCCGTTCGACTCGGGCACGAACAACTCAGCCCGACGCTCCCCGACGATGTACGGCGCGCCCGCGCTGACCGGCCCGCCCGTCGCCCGGCCTTTTAGCCGGCTTTCCAGGCTGCCGCCGAACTTGCCGGACGGCAGTTCGTTGAGCGTCCCGACGTACTTGGCGACGGCCCGCTCCGCGCTGCTGGCCGCGTTCTTCACGCTGTCGAACGACGCTGCCTGCTCTCGGGCTGCCTGCGAAGCCTCTGCCGCAGCGGTCGCCATCGCCTCGGATGCCGTGACGGCCCTTGCCGACACGGCCGCAACCGCGCCCGTCTCTTTCGCCACCGCCCGCAGCGCGTCGGCCAACTCCTCGCCGATCGCCCCCTCTTTCTCCAGTTGGTCGATCAGCGCAAGGCCGGCGCTGATGCGGTCGGCAATCGGCTGGCCCTCGGCCCTAAACACGGCGATCAGTTGGTTCCGATAGTCGATCTCATTCTGGGTGGCGTTCTTGATGACGTTCTCGTTGGCCTGGAACACGGACTGCTCGGCCGCGAGGACGGCGATCTGCTCCCCGATCAGGTCGATGACGGCCTGTTGCCCGCGCGCCTGGTCGTCCAATTGCTCGCGCCTGATCCGCGCGCCGGTCGCCGCGATCTGGTTGTTCAGGCTGATCCGCTCAGCTTCGAGGGCCAGCGCCCGGTCCTGCTCGCGGAGCTTGTCGATCTGCTCCTTGATTGCGGTCGCGCGCTTGCTGCCGCTGTCAAGGCCGATCAGTTGCTTCTCAAGCTCGATCTGCTGGAGCCGCAACTGCTTACGCTCGGCGTCCTGCTCGATCAGGCCGGTCCGCTGGCCGAGGGAGCCGCGCTCGATGTCGGTCACCTCCCGCGTGGCGCGGGCAAGATCCTGCCGCAGCGGCACCAGATCGCGCTCTAGCGATACTTGCGCCTGCTTCAGGCGCAACGCCTCGCTGTCGATAGTGACCATCTCTTTCGCGCGGAACAGCGCCTCCGTCTGCGCGTTCTCGCGGATGCCGGCAATCTCGCTCTCAACCCGCTTGATCTCGCCGGCGACCGGCACGTACTCCCTGGCCGCCGCCATGAAGTCGCGGATCTGGGCGACCATCGGCGCGCCGATGCCGGAGTCGGCTAGTCCTTGCTCTAGGCCGTTCGCCATGTCCTTGCCAAGTTCGATCATCTTCCGAGACGGTGAGTGCGCGTCGGCGCCCTCCGGCCCGCGAGCCGCGCCCACGGCAGCAGCCGCCAGTTCTGCGCCGGCCGCGATCACCGAGCCGATCCACGACTTGATGCCGGCCACGAGGCCCGAGCCGATAGAGTCGCCCACCGACTGCCCGGCAGCCTGGGCCGCCCCGCTCTGCGCCTCAACGGCAGCGGCAGCCCGCCGCGCCGCACTGCCGGCCGCCTCTTCCATCTGCGGCCCGGCTGCCTCGACAGCCGCTACCATCTCATCCATAGCCGCGGCGGCTGAGGTAGCGGCAGCGGCCATGTCTGTTTCCGTTGAGGTCGCGATCTGCGCCGTGCTGCGGCCGATCAACTGGGCCGATATGTCAGCCTGCACCCCGGTTCTTTCCAGGGCTCGGGCCCGGTAGTCTTCCGCAGCAGTAATCCCGGCCGAAAATGACGCGCCGGCCCCATCTATGGAGGCGATCATGCCTTGTATGTCCTGGCGCGCGAACTGTTGGCTCGCGGTCCCCAGCAGCGACAATCCCGTCACGAAGTTCGCCGCGACGTTGATGCCGGACAGCACCGAATCAACCCAGCCGTCGAGTTGCACGGTCGCGTACTCGAAGCCCAGCGCCGCGCCCCGGATCATCCCGGCGAGGACATCAATCGGGTCTGCTGCGATGCCGGCGCCGCCGCCTACTCGGTCAAAGGTCGCGGCAAGTTCGTTGAAGCGGTCGCCCGTGAACTCGATTGTCCGTTGCAGGTTCCCGAGCGAGTTCTCAATGGCCGACCATGCCCCGGCCGATCCTGCCCTGGTCGCCGCCTCGATAATGCCGTCCGCGAGCGCCTTTACCGCTTGGGCTGCCTGCCCCACAGCGTCGACGAGCGGGTCGATCTGATCTGACGGCTCCCACTCGCCTGCAAATACTTGCCCGACAGTGCGCCACGAGTCGGCAATGATCGTGCTGGCATCCAGCACCGCCGTCGCCGCGATGCCCACAGCGTTGACAAACGGGTCGATCTGGTCGCTCGGTTCCCAGCCCTCACCGAACACCTGCATGATCGTGCGGCCGGCGTCGGCCAGCATCGCGATGTACGGCTGAATAGCCGCCCGTGCCGTCGTGAACGCGCCCGGCAACGCCTGGGAAAGCGTCGTCACCAGCGGCGTGATATACGGCAGGAGTTCCCCGCCGATGGTCACGCCAACGGCTTTCAGCCCGTTGACCAGCAGTTTTGATTGTGCGTTGAACGTCTGGGACATCTTCTCGTAGGCCGCAGCCGCCGACCCGCTCGACACCTGCGCCGCCTCGGTCCCTTCGCGAACCATGTCAATCTGCGACATCAACACCTGGGCGCCGATGCGGGCCTGCGCGTCCGGGAAGATCTCTTGCAGCGCCAGCGCCTTCGCCGATTCGGTCATGCCGTCCGTGCGCCGCTTCAGGTCGGTCAGCACTTCGAGCGGCGACCGCAGGTCTCCGGTGGCCGTCTTGGTCGCGACGCCCAACTTGCCGAGTTCGGCCTGCGCGTCCTTCGTGGTGATCTTCTGGAGGAAGTTGTTGAGGTTGTTGATGTTCTGGGCGGCAGGCCCGCCCTCTTTGGTCACGGCGGCCAGCATCGGCCCCAGGTCGCGCCACTCGACCCCCGCCGCCTTTGCCGAGGCGACGACCGGCCCCAGGCTCGACGCGAGTTCCTGCCCGGTGACGACGCCCTTGTTTACGATGTCGAAGAACCAGTCAGACACGTCGCCGGCATCTTCGACCGCCAGCTTGTAGGCGTTCATAACGCCCATCACGGCGGTGCCGAACGTCTCCGCGTCGGTCTGCGCCCCAACCGCGCCCTTCGAGAACACTTCCAGCAGCCGTGTTGCCCCCTCGGTCGAAACGTCCATGCTGCTGAAGATGTTGTAAAGCGATTCCCCGAGTTGGGCCGAGGTCTGCGGGATGCGCGTGCTCATCTCGTTGAGCGTGGCGAACATGGCAGACGTGTCGATGTCCGGCTTGATGGTGCTGATGTTGGCGACGGCCTGCTCCAGGTCGCCGGCCGCCTTGATGCCGACCGCGACCCCGGCCGCCAGCCCCGCCCCGGCAGCGGCGGCCCCGACCGTCAGCGCCCCGGCAAACGACGAGATGGCCCCGCCAACGGCTTTCAGGCCGGCCTCGGCCTTGCTGGTGTCGGCGCTTACTACTACCTGTAGCTCGCTGACCGTCATCGCCATCGCGTCACCTGCCCTGCCTGCGCTGCTGCCGCTCGGCCCGCCGCCGCTGCTGCGCCTCGCCCTGCCGCTCGGCGTTCACCGTGAGGACCGCGAGTTCCGTCCATGCCCGGCCCCGCTCCAGGAGTTCCCAGGGCGGGCAGTGGAAGCGGTCGGCGGCCTGGATCACGGCGTACCACTCAGGACAACTCCCTAACTTGCCGCCGCTGCCGAGCCATTGGGCGAGCCGGCGCCCATCGTCAGGTTTGGGAGTAGGTCGGCCAGGATCGCGCGCATCAGCCGCGTCGCAACCTCAAGCCCCAGCCCGCCGATCACCTCCGCGCTCGGCGGCACCGGCTTGCCGTCGTCGTCCTCCAGATCCCACGACGAGATGATCTCGGCGAGCGACCGCGCCTGCGCCTTCAAGTGCTCGCCCTTCGCCCGTTCTTCCAGTTCGCGCGCCTCCTGGGCCGCGTTGACGCCGCTCGGCCGGTAGGCCAGCGTCAGGCTGTCCTCCCCGAACGGGACGACCAGCGTGCGGCGGTCAGCGGTCAGCGCGGATAGTCGGATCGGCACAGTTCCTCCCTGGTGAACGCGGGGGCCACACGGCCCCCGCCGTCGATTAGAGCCCGGTCACCGTCGTGACCAGCGTGGCCTGCAACCATTTGGCCCAGGTCGCGTCGTAAACGCCGCGCATTGTCCATTCGAGCGTTGCCAGTCCGTCCACGTCGGCCCGGCTCGGGGCATCGACCACCTTCAGCGCCGTGTCAAGGGTCAGGCTGTACCGCTGACCCGACTCGATGCTGTCAGCCAGCCCCTGCGCCCGCGCCCGCACGAACACGCTTGACCCCGCGCGCATGTTCGCCACCTGCGCCCGGCCGGCCGTGTCGTTGCCCATCTGGAGCGTGACCGTGACCTCGGGCGCCTGGATGCTGTGGGCCGCGAAGCTGGTCAGCGACGAGTTGAGCGGCCAGATGTTGCCGAACAGGCCGGAGATGCTGAGCTCGTAGTTGAAGTCGCGCGTCAGTTGCGTGCCGCCGAGCCCGGCCCCTGACGAGTCCAGGTAGATGTCGACCTGGTCCGGCAGGATCGGCTGCACCGATGGCGTCGTCACGCCGGTCGCGGCCACCAGCGAGGCCGTGTAGTCGAGCCGCCGCGCGAACAGGTCGCCACCGAGCGTCGAGGATGCCGTCCGCGAGAACCCGATGGTCAGCCCCGAGAGCAGTCCGTAGTTCGCTTCCTCGGCCGTGGTGCTGTCGCCGCGCCGGATCGTCCAGGTCTTCGGCGTCCAGGGCAACGCCTTGTCGGGCGTCCATTGCCACTGCCGCGCCAGCGTCGCGCCGGACGGGGTGGTGATGGTGGCCGCCCCGAGCAGGTTGGCGAGCACATACGGCATCTCGTTATAGGTCGGGTAGCCCGAGAGCGAGCCGGAAGCCCACTCGCGGCGCGGTGCCACGATGGACTGCACCAACTGGCCCATCGGCTTGAACTCGTCAAACTCGATGGCCGTGTCAAGGTCGATGTTGACGCCCGCGAGTTGCAGGGTCGGCGTGACCCCCGTCCCGGCAGTGGACTCTACCCCGATCTGCTGAACCTCGGAGACTACGAAACGGTCAGCCACGGTATCACCCCTTCCTTACGCCTGCACCGCGCAGCGGTACGTCTGGATCGAATGCATGTAGACCTTGCCCGCGTCGTCCTCGGTGAACTCCTGCTCCGAGTCCTGCACCAGTTCCACGACGGCTGCGCTGCCGCTGGTGCCGCCGACGTTCTGGAGCACCGCGTCAACGCGGTCCGCGATGTCGTCGAGGGCGTCCATGCTCGCGCCCTCCGCGATCAGGTGCACGTCCACGAGCGCCGTCTTGAAGACGCGCCGGCCGCCGGTCGTGTTGGTCGGCGTTGCGCTGACGAGTTGGATCACGCAGCAGGGCAGCGTCACGCTCTGCGGCGCCCGCTGCGGGTAGATCCGCGCGCCGAGCAGCGTCGAGACGCCGCCCGCGCCGGTGTCGGCCGCCAGGGTCGTGTAGACGAACGCCGCCGCGCGCCGCCCCTCGATCACCGCAGCCCCCTGATGACGGCCTTGATGCGGGCCGCGAAGCCGGGCAGTACGGCGTCGGCCGCCGGCCGCATGAACGGACGCGCTCCCATCCGTCGCGTCCCGAACTCGATGAACTTCCCGTAGAACACGCTCGGCCCGACGATGCCGCGCAGCCCGCCGTTTTCGAAGACGCTGGCGATGCTGCGGCGCAGGGTGCCCGTCAGGACCGGCGTCCTGGCCTTCGCCCGCGCCTCGATGTCGAGCGTGGCCCGCTTGACCTCGTTCGCCACGGCAGGGCGCAGCGCGACGCTGATGGCCGGCAACCTGTTGCTGATGACCCTGATCGTGACGCCCGTCCCGTTAGCCATGCGGCGCCCCCGGTCGCTCCGGCTGCTGCGTCCCGCGCGCCAGGGTGAGCACCCGTTCGAGCGGTCCTAGGTTGACTCCAGTCCGCTTGGCGTTCTCCAGGATGCTGATGACTTCCGTCAGGATGAAGCCGCCCGCCACGGCATCAGCGCCGGGGAACCCATCGCCGAGATAGACGTGCAGATTGGCCGAGAGCCACGCGGTCAGCATCACTAAGATCAGCGCAACAGCCTTCTTCGCC